ATAAGTTTTCAACTTCATAATATTCATTTCCTTCGGCATCTATAACTGAAATAATTTCTGATAAGTTTGGTAAATTTAGGCTGACGTTTTTAAATTTTTCATATGAACCAACTTTAACATTTTTTTGTCCAAATCTGCCTGATACAACATTTCCATAAGATTTAACTGCATAATGAGTAGGAGCACCTGTCGAATCATCAACTTTTGAAACAATCATCGGGTTGCTTGAGGCAGCAAAATTTATATTTTCTGTTAATAAAAAACTTAAGCCAGCCTGGGAACCAAACCTTGTTCCTCTTTTTAAGATAGGTATATAGCTTCGGTCGGGGCCTAGGCCGGCAGAGTTTGCGGGTATTTCTACAAATAAAGCAACCTCTCCATATGTAGATGGGCGGCCGGATGATTTGTATCCTAAAACTGCGCCATGGCGATGAATATTTGATAAACTATAAGAAGTGTCTAAAAAAGATTCATTAACATTATAGTCTAGATAAAAGGACAGCTGATCTCCAACATATGCAACCGCGTCTAACATCATGGAACCAAAAGATGCCTCGCTCCAATCCTGAAAATTATCAGGATAATATCTTTCAACAACATCCATTAATTCATTACGAATAGAGGTAAATTCTCTACTCGTAAAATCAATTGGCAACATTTTATCATTATTTTTTGTCATTAATAAGTAAGCTCCTTGATTAAATAGTAAATTCTAATAAATCGTTTATCCCCAAAGAAGGTATTGAGTATGCAATAGAGATATTCATTGAATTAGTATCTGGGGATGTATTAATATCTATAGATGTCAGCTGGATTGCCGGCATATATGTTTGCGTTTGGTTTTGAATTCTTTGTTTTATGCCTTTGCTGGCGCGCGATCCGTTTTGAAATAAAAATGTTGATAGCCCTACACCAAAATTTGGCTCCATAATTCTTTCACCGGGTATTGTTAGGATCAGCATTTTGAAATTTTGTTTTGCCATTTGACGAATTGTTTTAATCATATTAAAACCGTCGTTGGCGCTATATGTAAGTGGTAGTTTTATTCCAATTGAAGACATAGTTTAGATTCCTATAGTAATTACAACAGTTTTTTATTTTTCACACAATTTGCCCTTAGAATCAAACGGGTTAGTTCTCAACCTGCTTCTTCGCCACCAAGGCAATAGGGTTTCACCAAGCTTTGGCTTAAGTTTAGACTTCAAATCACTAAGTGCTACTCTTACAGGATCAAAAGAAGTCATTTCCTCTATATCATCTTCAAACGTGTTAGAGCTTGAGTTATAATATGTTTTGAAAATCTTTTTAATTCTACTTCTTGAATTTCTTAAAAGTTCTTTATCCCAAGAGTCCCACTCTCTCACCGCTATTCCAGATAGAAATCCTGGATTTCTATCGTCTGCGGAAGACCAGCCGGCTGTATAACTATATTCCACATTTCCGTCAGAATCAAAAGTTACTTTGGTGCCCGGCTTGGAGTCCATATCACCCGAGAAGGTACCTCCGTCTGGTACTGTTTTTTCTCCAATTGAAGGTAAAAATGCCATATCATTATAAATTGCAACAATAGATAACAATTTGTTTGTTGGTATTATATAACGAGAAACTAGTTTAAATTTTTCATCATCTTTTAAAAGTTTGATTAAACACAATAATTCTTTAGAGTTGTCTTGTACTCCAATAAATGACTGAACTTCGTAATCTAGTGCATCTATCTCAACCGATGTAAGTTCAAATTTTTCACCATTTATTAAAGCAGAAAACTGCAAACCGTGCCTAACTCCCAATTCTCCCTTTATGCCAACTACCTCATCAGTCTCGGCAATCTCTCTGGTGCCAATGGCGCCTTCTTCCGCCTGCTCGACTTCTCCAAGAGCATAAACAAGTTCAAGAGTTCCGGGATATATATCAGATATATTTTCATCAGAATCATTAGATTTGATTATCTCGGTTCCTTCCTCTATTCCATGCTTCCTGCCGTTAATGCTAATATATTTTTCAACTATAAACGGTACGGCGCTATTGGGAACAAATTCAAATCCATAGGACTCTATATCTCCAATTGGTATAGTCATGCTGCTAATGTCGTGTGTATGAGAAGCCACGCCATCAACGCCGTAAATATCTTTACAATCTGGGTAGCAATTGCTTTGTGCCTCTTGAACTTCCCAGTTTATGATTTGGTGCTTATGCCTTATTTTTGGCTGAGTTGGGTGATATGCCTCGTATGCCCAGCCATTTCCCTGATCATCAACTTGATATGTGTGGAGATGGCCGGCGACGTTAGAGGTAGAACCATATGAGGGCCCAGATGGCTCTTCTTCAACGATGGCTACAATTTCCTTATCTAATTCTAAATCAATGCCTCCTTGACAAAAATTAGTGAGTATATAATAATCCATATCTGTATAAGCGGGTACCATGTTTATATCTTTCAAGTTTTCTAAAAACTTTTCAGACATATATTTAAGTTCAGATTTTACCATTTCTTTTAAAACTAGTTTTGCAAGGTCTTCGGTTTTTTTAACTGCTTCTAAGTTGTTTCTTTGTTTGAACGCCTTATAGGTTTCAAAATTATTTGCAAACACTTTTGCTGCAGCAATAACTCCGGAACCAGGAATAGGCACTACGCTGCCTGCCACGCCGGCAAGAGCTGCCTTTGCAAAATCACCAGAAAGATCTTGTGATTTTTTCCAATCTTCTTTAGTCTGAAATTGAAAATCACCTTGTGCATCATTGATTGCAAAAAGTGCATTTAAAATAGATGCTGGAGGATCAATAATTGTTCCATCATCTACAAGTCTGCCATACGTTTGTACTGCTTGTTCTAGAAAAGCATACCAAAACTCTTCATCTTTAAAGGTATTAAAAAATTCTGCGGCTGCTGGTTGTGCATCTTTAAACGCTCTTTCCATATTTTCTACAATATATTGAGGATAAATTGAACTATACACGCTATCAAAATCTGGCTTAAAAGTGGTAAAAGTCGATAGTGTTTTTATAAAATGAACACTAGAAAATATCCTGCAAGCAGCAGTGATAACGCCCTGTATGACTGAAGCTGAAGTTCTATCTAAAATTCTGTTATAGGGCACCTCTACAGCACAATCAGGATCGTGCTTTAATCTCTGATCCATTGGAATTCTATTGTACACTTCTGAAATTTGTTCACTTATTTGGTCGAAATCTATTAAGTCTGTCTTAGAAGGCTTGCACGGACTAAGTTCTGGGAACATTGCATCTACGATGCCAAGCCAGCCATTGTTTTGCATCGGCTTAATATAAATTGGAGGATTTGTATAGGTGCCACCATACTGTGCTGGATCCAAATAAAATACTCTGGTATTTTCAGGTGTTCCGGCCGCTTCATTTGCAAATTGATCATAACTTATTCCCAATACACCATCATCATTCACAATTTCCTCTCCATTAATATATGCTCTACTGTACAGAGTTCCAGCGGTGCTATCTGTTTGGCCTTCTTGTACAACATAAGCAATATCATCTTCTGATAAATTGTCATACTCGGCGCCATATAAAAAGGCATTTTGATTATTGTATACCTCTGTTATTATAGATTCGAGCATGCTGGTAAGAGCTTGATCGTGAAAAGTTTTTAATTCACCTAAAGAAACATTAGAATCTTGTTGGGCCAATATTTCGTGTAACAAAATTAGTTGTGGTATATAATCTGGGTGTGTTAAAAAACTAGCTTGAAAATTTGGATAATCCGTTAGAGAAGTCAAATTAAAAGTATCGTCAACCGATAAAAATTCAAAAGCTCTTTCTTTTTGAATTGAAGCAACGCGAGCAGATCTAGAATACGATTCTCTTTCACTTGCTGTCATATTTTTTCTATCTGCTTTGGTTATTTGAGCATTAAAATTTAATAAATTTGTTATATTAACTCTTGCATTATCTGATCTTAAATTTCTTACTACAAGCTCTCCGTTCTGACCGAACGTTTCTGATAATTCTGATAAGAATAAGCCTATATTAAATCCGTATAGATAATCTGAATTATTATGTTCAACAAGTCCCTTATTGTTGTCGGTAAATGAAAGTTTTATATCTGGTTCGTCTTTGCGACCAAGCCTGATAAAGTCTACTTCTTCTTCGGCGGCCCTCACAATTGCGATGGCGTGATAGCCAAAATCAGGCAGCTCAAGAGTGCTAACACCCCCGTATAAACTTAGATTTAAATCTTTAAATGATTTAGTAATGGTCTTTGTATCTCGAAAACCATTACTAGTGCTAAAAGATATGCTTCCAGATACCAACATATCACCTAATTTTTCTTGTAACCATTCGGCCACATAAGCAGGAAACTGTCCATGTTGAAGTATTGTGATACCTTCTTCCTTTGTAGCAAAATCAACATAATTGTTATTATTAAAAGCTTTTCTATAGTGAGCCGTCAAAGGATTTCCCATTGTATCGGACAAAATCATATTCATCAAGCCCCAGTTTCTTTCTCCAGGACCATTGCCAAGCATATCGGTTGAAAATTCTAAATGTATTTGCTTCATCATCATATTCATCGATGCATTCGCAATACTAGTAAGACTAGTTGGTTCTAGCGGCAGTATTCCATTATCGCATCCAGGATCTGACGAAAGAGGAGGTATACTAACCATAGGATCTTGTTGCAGTGCCTTAGCCAATTCGTCCAATGTGTCTACCATTTCGTTTTCAAAATTTTTACACATCTCTTCTGCCTGACTAACAGTCGTGCGGCCGCTTAAAAGAGATCGCCTAAAAGAACAAAAATCTTCAAGATCTTCTGGAGTTGCACAAAGAGAGGGATTGGTCGGCAAATCTTCTGCGGCATCTAAAGCATTTTGCATAGTATTTCTAAATTTAGCTGGAAATAAATTACCAATTCCTTTTGTAAAATCAGCTAGCGCTTCTTTGCTAGGTAATGCGGATTCATATTGTGGGTATTCATTTTGTACCAGTGAATGTAAAGAAGTTAACGCCTCATTGGAAGGGTTGCCGCTGAACACCTCCATTATTTCATTTTCAGTTAAAGTCGCCGACATGTCGCCAACAAAGCTATTAAGCTGTTCTGAGTCGGCTAGCGCGGCGCCACCGAGGCCAAGTGTTGCAAAAATTTCAGCTAACGTGTCATTAACCTGATCATCAGTAGCATCTTCGCCGCAAATAGCTTCTCTAATTGTATCTGAAATTGCTTCTCTGTTATTTGGATTAAGCGCATTGGCGGCTAATTGTCCAGTTGTTTCTACTGCTTTGCATATTGCACTACCAATTAAATTGCAAATTTTAACCACCAAGAGAGATAAAATTTGAGTTATAGCCTTCTCTAAAAAGACATTTAACATAAGCGTGAAACTTGGCATAATACTATATCTTTTTGGTATCCATGCCAATGGATTTCTTATCGATGGCCAAGTAATATCATCAATGCCATCACAAAATGGAAGCTCTATATCTCTAATCCAATCTAACACGGGAGGATCAAACATAGGAGGCTGTGGACAATCAAGCAACACTAATGTGCGGGCTATTAATTGGGCTCCAGGAAATCTATTTAAAATATCTACTACACCCAACAAATCATCTTTATAATAATCAATAATTTCGGCAATGTACAAATCTCTTACGAGGCCCGTTTCCGCGTTGCTTTGAGTTGTGCCGAAAGAATCAAATCTTTGAGCAAGCGTTCTTGTGTTGGTGTTATATGATACAGTTTCTATCGTTTGTTCGGAAAAAGTGCTGCTATCGCCACCACTATTAGTATTTTTAAAATTATCGACTATTGATTGGACCGTCCATGGTTCAAAAGTTTTAATATTAAGAGGATCTACTCCTGCTTCAATATATTTGCTTATATCTTCGTTTGTTGAGCCGGCGGCGAATAGTTCACCGGAGTTTAACCGTTCCTGGATCTTAGACGAAAGCTCTGCTTGTTCGTTCGCGGGCAATAAAACAAAAAACTTACCAAAATTATCTAAAGACATATTAATTAAAGCAGCCTTAACTATACTTGCCATGGCATTTTCGAACGATAAGCCTTTCATCAGGCACTTTATTCCATCAATTGCGAGATCTTTTATTCCACATAATTTCACTCTATCGAAAAAATTAGCGAATATATCTCCTGCGGAAGCGATACCACCACCGGTATCTTCAGTAAACATTTTCATGCAAGCCGCAATAAACACTTCTCCCTCAATATCAAGCTGCTTATATGCTTGTTCTCTTGCTGTGGCTCGCAACGTTTGGTTTTCTCGTCCTGTAGCCGGATTGTCTGGGTTAAAAATTGCTCCTATTTTAATTCGTTCATCTGCAATATCATTTACATCTTTTTTACACACATTTTTATTAAAATTAAAGACCAAAGCATCTGAAAGGCTAAAATCAAGATCAAAAATATCGGCGCCGAGCTGTTTTGTTTCGGCCGCTAGTGCGTCGGCTACACAACTTTGCGGTGTTGCTTGATTCAGCGGTGAACTTAAAGGCCAATTAAATGTTTCTGTTACTGTTGGATAAGTATGTTTAGTAACAAATTCTAACCAGGGCAGCGGCTCTCTGGCCTCTAGGTCTGTCAACATATCGTCTATTTTAGACAAATATGCCATGGCTGTTTTATCTTTAAAATGCCCCTTTCTTGTTAATTTTCTTATTTTTTTCTTGTTAAAATTAAACTTTTTTTCGCCACAACTCTCAGTTGTAACTGATATTCTGGTTAAAACATAGTTTACAAAAGTAAACTCTATAGTTTTTACAACGTCAGTGCCGATGCCAGACCAACTACCACCCTTTAACCTATATCCTTTCTGATATAGAAACTTATCGATGTCTTTAATAACTTTTTCTAACGTTCCGGTTCCCATCATTCCATTGTCGCCATATCTTTCAAAATAAAAAATACGATTATCGTTTTCAAAAATTAAATTACCATTTTGTAAGAAACGAAACATCTTTAGATAGCGAGAGTACAGATGCATAGATCTGCGAACTTTTAAAATGTTTTGACTTAAGTGTGCCCCTTCATAGGTGACAGTTATAGGGGAGCCTTTTGTTGTTTCTTCCTCTTCCTCTTCCTCTTCGTCAGTTATGTCAAGGTTATCAGTTATAGAGGCTATTTCTTCATAAGGGATTGAATAAAGTAATTTTACTCTTGAATTAACTCGCAAGTTTAAATCATATTTTTCAAATTCTATTGCGTCTTTTAGTGCTTCTATGTTTTCGGGGCTATTGTCTTTATCAAAATCAACCAATATTGAATCAATTGCATCTTCTTGATAAGTTTCAAATAAATCATTAACAAACTCATCAGCTTCTTCATCCGTAGCGCCAAAATAAGGTATTAAGGCTTTTTCATTTGTCGTAACTGTTACTTGAAATTTACAGAGCCTTTCATTTAGCCATGGCTCAGCAATATCTTTTGTTTTCCAGTCTGGAGCAATATAACTTGGATTTTTGTTACACGATACACAAACTTTTTGTTCTGGAACATTTGTTAGATCATCGCACTTGTCTATTAGCTTTGAATCATCTGTGTCTTGATATTCTAAAAATTTTGAGTTTGCCATAATTCTGCCTTATTTATGATGAAAATACATTTTTGCTTCTAATGAAACGAGGGGAACCAGAATCTTTAAGATACGTAGAGTGCCATTTCGCTTTTGTTTTAGTTATCGCCACTAGTGATTTTATAAACTTATTGTGTGTTTCTTCGACTGCTTTTGTGGTCAGGGGCCCATAATGCGCATTAATTACTGGAGGCATTTGAATACCTTGCGCTGCAGTCAAAAGTTCTTGAATAGCAGCCATTCTAATCATGGCGTGCAACAAATCTTCTACAATTTCTGAAAGTTCTTCCATACAGTCAACCATGTTTTCGCCCTTTGTTACGCCTTGAATCACTTTAGTGGCGCCAGGAAGTCTTTTACCAAATATCCCAGTCCAGCCGTCGCGATTTCCTGCCGATAAAACAATTGGCGCTGCTTTTTCAATTGCGCCGCCTCTAGATGTACGTATTCCCTTGGGGCCAAATTTAGCTCCTTTAGGCTGGCCTGTGCTAATTTGTATCCCGTTCAAACCAAACAATCTAATTTGATCTGCAAATCCAACTATAGCGGATTGAGCTTTTCTATTGCCGAGGGGCCCATCGCAAAATCCAAAATTAGTATCACAATCTGTCATATCTGCCTGATAAAATGTAGCCGCATCTCCAAATGGAGACGCATCAATAATATCGCCATCTTCGGCGGCATTGGCGCGATTCATGCGCCCAGTTCTTAAAGCAATTGAATTATTGCCCATACTATCAATAGACGTACCAGTATATCCATAACCAAAAGTTAAACCAGCAACACTTTCAGAACCAATCTGAATATCGGCATTGCCTTTAGGATTCTTGATTATTTGTGACGATGGAAGCTGATTAATAGAGAATATTTTTTGAGGAACATTGCTATTGTACAGGCCACTACTTGCAGGTGCAAAATTGGGAGCATTATTTCTCTCAACTAGATTTTGTATTTTTGTTATTATTCTTTGTCTTGCCTGATCAAGCTTTGAAAAATCAGTATTTAATTTTTTACCATTACTCATTTTAAATTATATCCTGTAGATTACGGGCCCGCTAATGGATCTAAGACCGGCGCCGGTCTGTAAGTGCCCTGCCGATTTGGCGGACACGAATAAAAAGTGGATGTATGCCACAAGAGATTATCGAGGACATCCCAGGAATTGTACCCCGTTATGGTCAGCCCTTTTCTTGTTCTACTAGCATAGTCTAACGCGGCAACATCACCGGTATTAAAAAACAACGCTACTTTCTGATGTTTCGTTGGGTACCGAGTACTGCCCGCGATCGCCCGGGCCGTGTAGGGCCCGGTGACACTGAGGCCGTTAGTGATGCCGCATTTTTCATTTTCATCTGCGTGAGGGAAGAACGGCAGGGCCGAACAAAGGCACCCAGTAGTGTTATGAACCCACGCTAGGGGTGCGCCTGCTCGACTACTTGTAAAGCCGGTATGAGTGCTGCCTATACCTTCCAATATCCTTAGGCGGGCCTGGACTTGAGGACCGGAGCCCCAAGTAATTAACTCGGTGTGGATCCGAGGGTCAGCGAGGGCAACTCTTGCCGTATCAATAATCGCACCACTGCTATCAGTTAATTGCTTTCTCAAAAATTTAACAATATGTTCATATCGGGTTCCGCCGCCGCCCAATAATGTATTTGTGGTGGCGCGGATACCTTGTTCGGCTGTGGCATAATTTTTTACACCGTTGCAAACACCAGAAGCATTTGGATTACAGTTGTTGCATGTCAAGCCCGGGTATCCACTAGTGGATGTGTTGGGCCAAGTAGTTGCTAGCGGATTATTTGTGGTTTCTGTATCTTCAACATCTGCCCAAGCTGCAAAAAATTTCTGTTGTTCAACATGCCACGGATCTTTGAATCTCAATCGCGGCAGATTAGTCAGGTCAGACGTCGCGATGTCCGCGGCTGCGATACCACCGCCGGCCCCGGCGGGGCCAAAAAAGGCCTGCGCATTGCCGGCGCCGGTGGTAGTTTGCGACCATATTTCGGCTTCGTCCCAATGGGGGCCCTGATTGGCGCCGAGTCTTATAAGTACTTGTTGAAAAAAATCGGTAGCAGTTCCGCCCCAATAACTTGGTGTCCCAAGCGATGTCGTCCAGGCGGACGACAGGGAAGTGGGAGTAGCCTGTTGGGGCATGTACTGGCCCGTGGGGGCAACGTAACCAGTGTTGATTGGTCCATGAATATTGGCGTATCCAAAATCACGGGCGCCGCCGAAGATGATGGGCAATTCATCAGCACCTACTTGGCAAGTCCTCACCGTCGCTCTTCGCGAGGATGCAAAAGTAGATCGAAGCGATTCACAATCTGCATCTCTTCTGTGCTCATAAAGTTCTGCATCAGAAGAGTCAACAATTCCATCAAAATGAGCAACTTGAAGATCTGGGCCTTTAAAATCTGATCTTCCTAAATTAACTTCAACAATATCTCCAACTTGAGGAGAATATCCAACATAACCTTCCTTAGATATAAATTGAGTATGTTGTTGAATTAATTTAGTTACGTAACTAACGTTGGATAAATCGGTCGAATCTAATTTACAAGGATCTCTAATATATATGTGCGGTCTTAACGAATTACTGGCCCGCAAGATCCTACCCATGAATGACATTCTAGCTGTTGCACGGGGGCGTAGAGGATCATGGCCCTCTGGAACTTGCACAATATTACCTTGGGTGTCTGTATCAAAACTTGGAATCCCACTCATCTGGGCGCCAATCAAAAGACCAGAGTGTTCACCATCAATGTAAATTGGCTGCGTTAATACTCTAACATAAAATTTAACAGCATTTGTTATAGCATCTGCTTGGGCTGTTGTCCTGATAGCGTTACCGAGCCACTCAAGACCTTCTCCGGGTGTAGTGGGAGCATCGGCGGACATTATTCTTCCTTTCCTTGTATAAGATCGAATAATTCTGATTTATCTGCTTCTGATAATGCTGAGGTTTGTTGTTGCCCTTTTTGTCTAACTGAAATTAGTTTAACCAATTGTTCATTAGATCTTTGCAAAGTTTCGATATGTTTTGCTGCAACAGGGCTTAAGTACTTATTTTGCTCTCCATTGGTCGCTATTTGATTTGCAATCTCATTTAAAAATTCTCTCGCCATTTTTCTATCATCTCGGATATTTGTTAGCGCTTCATCTATTAAAGATTCCAAATCTTTTTTGCTCATAATTTTCCGTCTTCCCACTCACTTCTAAAAGAATAATATCTTTTTTTAAATTTTTTAAGAGAATTAACAACTTGTTTTGTGTTTAAGCCAGTAATCTCTCTAAGGTATAGATAAATAGCTTTTTTGTTAAAAATTTCAATATCATCTTTCGATTCAAAAAGTATTTTAATTGCTTGGTAAACTTTTAAATCGTTCTCCTTCATTGAAGAAGCATCCCAGGAGCCAATTTCATTATAAAATAATTTCCAAAATTCATCGTGCTCTCTTGTTGAAATATAAGATTCAGATGTTGATAAAAATTCTTCTTCATATCTTTTAGAAATATTATCTAAATCTACCATACGCTTATTGCGCTTTTGTTGTCTTTTGACTTTGTGGATAAACCAGTTTTTTGTAATAACCGAAAAGTAAGAAAAGGCCTTGGAGCCTTTGTTTGGATCATACTTATCTAAAATGGTCATCAACCATATCTTACATTCATCTCTGAGCGAATCACAATTAGGCAGATTGGTAAATTTGTAGGTAAACACAATCTTATCAACCATCTCATTGAAGGCCGGCTGGATCCATTTGATGTATAATTCGGTTCTTTCTCTAATACAAGAAGTTCTGGCGTATTTTACTATAGCATCTTCATGATCTTGTGTAAAATAATGATTCTTCTTTTTACTGCGTCGTCTTCTCGTCGGGGGGTTGTTCTGCGTCATAATTTGTTTGTATCTCTTGTTCTTCGTTTTCTAATAATGAATATATCATTTCAAATGTTTCTAACTGCTCATTAAAAGAAATGGCATGATTAAGAAGACCTCTCAAAGTTTGATCGCCATAAAACGAATCAAGCTCATATACCGATTTTAAGTGACCAGCAAACGAGTTAATCATCTGTTGTAGATCTAATAATTCTTCTGAGATAAAC